GCCGGTGGTGCCCTGTTAAAACGTGTGAACTTCATCCGGAGCACTGAACATGACTCAAGTAAACGGCAAGCGTAACTACAAACACGCTTACAAACTTCAGAAAGCCAGCGGCGAGACTGCCGACCAGATAGAACGCCAACGAGCACGCCGCATGTATGACAAAGAGGGTGTTGCTAGGGCTGGCAAAGACATTGATCACATTACCCCACTTAGAAAAGGAGGCAAGAGCGTGAAGGGCAACATGCGGTTACGCAACAAGCGCAGTAACCAAGCAGACAACGGACACTGATATGGAAATCGTAGACAACAAAGCAGTACTCATACGCACACGCAATCCTGCGAAGTACACAGTCATACCCAAGAGCAAGATTGTTGAGCGAACCCAAGACGGCTACACCGTAGCGGTCTACTGGGGGCTTGATGAGATGCGGGTGCTGAAAAATCTGGGGGTGCGCCAGCCACCGTCTCCTATACGCCGTAAGTATGACTGGCCCGGGCGCTTTAAGCCGATGTCGCATCAGATCGACACGGCGGCATTCTTAACGCTGCACCGACGTGCATTCGTGTTTAACGAGCCGGGTACGGGTAAGACGCTATCGGCACTATGGGCGGCTGACTATCTTATGAACGCCAAGCAAGTGCGACGTGTGTTGGTGCTGTGCCCGTTGTCGATTATGCAAAGCGCATGGATGAACGACATCAATCAATCTATCCTTCACCGGAGCGCAGTGATTGCACATCATCCCAAAGCTATGCGGCGTGTCGAACTTGTGCAAAGCGACTACGAATTTGTCATCATTAACTACGAAGGGTTGAATCTGATCGCCAATGAAATCAAAGCAGACGGACGGTTTGATCTGATCATTGCCGACGAGGCCAACGCCTACAAGAACCCCAGCACGCAGAGATGGAAAGCTTTGGCGTCTATCATTACGCCTGAAACGTATCTGTGGATGATGACCGGCACCCCCGCATCGCAGTCTCCTGTTGATGCCTATGGGTTAGCTAAGCTGGTCAATCCTGACGGCGTACCCCGGTTCATGTCCGCATGGCGTGACAAAGTGATGAACAAGATCACGCAGTTTAAGTGGGCGCCCAAGTCCAACGCCAAAGATTTAGTTCACGACGCCCTGCAACCCGCCATACGCTTTACCAAAGCACAGTGTCTTGATCTACCGCCTGTGGTCACTGTGACACGTGACGTAGCAATGTCTCCACAACAACAGAAGTACTACAAGCTACTGCGCGACCAGATGCTGATCCAAGCTGCCGGTGAGACCATCACTGCCGTGAATGCAGGCGTAGCTGTGAATAAACTATTACAGATATCCTGCGGTGCTGCTTACACGGATGAGAAAGAGGTTGTCGAGTTCGATTGCTCGGCTCGCTTACAAGTACTAAAAGAGGTGTTAGAAGAGACAGATCGAAAAGTTATCGTGTTTGCGTTGTTCCGTTCTAGCATCGACACCATCACCCGCTATCTGGACAAGCAGGGGATTAAGAACGCACAGATTCATGGCGGGGTAAGCGCCACAAAACGAGCTAGAATCATCAACGATTTCCAGACCACAGACATAGAGCGAGTGCTAGTCATGCAGCCGCAGGCAACTGCTCACGGTATCACGCTGACTGCTGCCGACACCGTTGTCTTTTATGGTCCGTTGATGTCGGTGGAGATGTACTTGCAGTGCATCGCTCGCGCAGATAGGAAAGGCCAAGACAGTGACAAAGTCACCGTCGTGCACATCCAGAGTAGTCCGCTTGAAGTTCGCATGTTTCGCGCTATGGAGCGTAAAGTGAACGATCACACTTTGTTGGTCGAGATGTTTGATCAGGAGGTCAAAGAAAAAAATTGAAGTGCCACTTGCGCCGTATTAAAAAACCTGTATCATAGTAAAAACATTTACAGACACTTCGACAGGAGAAGAACATGTCTGAGACCGATGTCCCTATGGACAAACTGGCTCGGGTCTATCGCAAGATGCAGGCCCGGATTCAAGAGCTGACCGCAGCGTACGAGACGGAAGTCGAAGCGCTCAAGGCTCAGCAAGACGTAGTAAAAAACGCGCTCAAAGATCGCATGCTGACGCTCGGTGTGAAGTCGGTCAACACTGAGGAAGGCACGGTGATTCTTTCCACGAAGACCCGGTATCAGACCCAAGACTGGGATTCGTTCAAGCAGTTCGTGATTGAGCATGATGCGGTTGATCTGCTCGAGAAGCGCATTGCTCAAACAAACATGGCGACCTTCTTGAAAGAGAATCCGTCGCTCATGCCACCCGGTCTGAACAGCAATACCGAGTTCAGCATTTCCGTTCGTAAACCCTCCCACAAGTAAGAGGAACCCATGAGTAACGTAGCTTTGTTTAACGCCGCTGAAGTCCCTGCCTTTGCCCGTAAAGGACTTTCTGAAACAGCTAGAGCCCTAGCAGGCGGCAACACGGGTGGCGGCAAGCGCATCTCCATCAAAGGCGGTGTGTTTCGCTTGCTAAGTAACGGTAAAGAAGTCGCGTCTATCGAAGATAGACACCTTGACGTTGTCATCGTCAAAGCAGCACCCAAGATTAACCGCGTGTTCTATGCCAAGAGCTACGACGCCGATGCCGTGACCGGCCCTGATTGCTGGTCTGCGGATGGTGAGAAGCCCAGCCCGGACAGTGTGAACAAGCAGGCAACCCGCTGCTCGGATTGTCCCAAGAACATTGCCGGGTCTGGACAAGGCAATAGCCGTGCATGCCGGTATCAACACCGTCTGGCGGTTGTTTTAGCCAACAATGTAGATGGTGACGTTTTGCAAGTAACACTTCCTGCAACCTCGATCTTTGGCGATGCACAAGGCGACAACCGTCCTTTACAGGAATACGCACGCTGGCTGGCCGCGCAGGAAATCAGCCCCGAGACGGTCGTCACCCGGATGAAGTTCGACACCAAGTCCGAGTCGCCCAAGCTGTTCTTTAAAGCTATGCGCTGGCTGTCGGATGACGAGTACACCACGGTTGAGGTAAAGGGCGCCTCGTCTGAGGCAGACAAAGCAGTGACGATGACTGTTGCTAAGATGGACAGCGTTGCCCCTGCACAGCTTGAAGGCAGGGCTCCGATTAAGGCGCTTGCTAAACCGGCAGTTGAAGAAGAGGAAGAACCCGCTCCGCCACCCCCTGCTCCCAAGGCTAAGAAAGCGGCCAAGCCCGCTCCAGTAGTAGAAGAAGTTGATGAGCCCGAGGTTCGTGAGACTGTGTCTAAAAAGCCTGTCGTGAATGCCAAGTCACCGCTCGCTGATATGGTCAGTGAGTGGGACGACGAGTAAACCATAGGAGATGGGGGAAAGCGGCAACGTGAGTACCCCAAGACTATGCCTTACACCTCAAACTTTATTGCCCGCGTCAAAGCGCAGCCGACCAATCTTATTGGAACACGCTTGGCACTCTGGGCGATCTATCACGACATACCTGCAACGAAGTTAGCAATAGCGATTGGCGCGACACGTCAGTCTGTCTACAACTGGATGCGGGGCAGTGGCGTACTGCATGTCTACGAAGATCGCATCGAGCGCCTGCTGCTTTGTATGCAGAACTCAAAAACTTCTGAAGAGGCTTGGAAAAGCATATGCAAGGAATTCAACCTCAGAACCTGACCAACGCAGAGCTGGTCAAATACGCGTGGCTGTTGGACATGTCAACGGTGCCGGAGTGGGCACGAGCGTGGATCATCGCGATTAGCAAACGACTTTAAAAACTTAACGACGCTGCATGCTAAAGGACTGGCATGAAACCGCTGGAGTTCCTTGCGGACGTTCTGCCATCGCCCGGACACGGGCTGTACTGCGTGGTAGAGCTGAGCACTCGTAAAAAAGAACATCAATTCGTCAACAGCATTCAGGAGTTTAAGCCCCATGTTAAGAACTGGCTAGGTAAAGAACGGAACATCTTCTTCGCGCTTTCGACGTTTGATCCGTGTGTACTGAGCATGGTCAAAGGCCGACGTACGGCGGTCAATGCACGGTTCATCAAGGCCATCTTCTTGGATCTGGATGGGTACGAATCAAAGAAAGCCGCTGCACAAGCGCTGTCGGCTTTTTTGTCTAAGACAGGGCTGGACAAATTCCCTACCCCTCACGTGCTGTCTTCAGGGGGTGGGCTGCACTGCTACTGGCCGCTCGACAAAGAGTCTGACATCGACACGTGGCAACCGATTGCGGAGAATTTGAAACGCCTGTGCAGACAGGAAGGCATGCAGATAGACATGAACGTGACCGCTGATGCGGCGCGTGTCTTGAGAATTCCCGGCACGCTTAATTTTAAAGATAAGTATCCAGAACCGCGCCCGGTCAAGATGCTAGTGCAGGGGGGAGGTCCGATTGATCTGCTGCACTTTGGCGCCGTGGTCAGGTCTTTACTGACAGAAGCGTACGCACCGGCCAGTAACGCGTTTGTAGCAGAGAAGGTGGAGCTAGCGGGGACACGCCCAACCAAAGCAAACACCAAGAAGTCGGCGTTGGCGGAGGCCATGCTGAGCAACAGCGTCACTCGGTTTGGAACTATCTGGCTAAAGACAGAGAACGCAGCAGGATGCGGGCAGCTTAAGCACTACATCGAGAACGCTCAAGAAGACGGGATGGAGCCGCTGTGGCGAGCTCTGCTGTCTTGGGCAAAGGTGTGCGAAGACGGTCCAGAGTACAGCCTGAAGTTATCTCAGCTACACCCCTATGATACAGATCGAATGCAGCAGAAGCTGGCTGAAATCCGGGGGCCATATCCGTGCGTCAAGTTAGACAGTGAGAATCCCGGCGTGTGTCCCAAGTGCCCACACTGGGGCAAGATCACCAACGCTTTAGCTTTAGGCCGAGAAGTCGTAGAGAGTGTAGAAGAAAAAATCTATGAGATACCGCTCACCGCTACCCAGCAAGAAGTCGAAGATCCCGAAGCTGTCGAGTATCTCGATGACGGCATCACGAGCGATGCCGATGAGGCAGGTGTCGAGCACAACAAACGGGTGCGGGTAACCAAACGCCCGCCTGCACCGAAAGGGTTTATCTACGGCAAGAATGGGGGGGTGTTTGCTGAGATCAAAGAGAAGGACGCCACGGGCGTGGTGATCAAGACGCAGGTTCCCGTGCTAGCGTATGACTGATTTGCCGTTGACATTCTTCGTATGGAGGAGAAAGAGCATCACGCGCACTTGATGGCGATCAAGACTATCGGCCCTGCCGATGAACCCGGCAAACAGGTCGTGGAGTACACGCCCATCATCATGCCAAGCAAAGCG